CCGATGACTGGTGGCAGCAATTTGCCTGGTGGTGGAGTGCCGCCGCTTGATGCGCACAATCAGGCCAAGGCCAATGCGTACATGCCTGACACTGATGACGACATCCCATTCTGATGACTAAAAGCAGAGTCTCTGAGCAAATCCCCAGCATGAAGAACTGGGGTGGTATCAGGTCGGTTCAGCGCCGACTTGAGCGCAGCAGCACGATTGTCGCCAACCGTGAGGCTGTCGCCTACGCACTGCTGTGCATGGCTAACACCAAGCTGACGGACATCATGGAGTGGGATGAGCAGGGAAATATCACTGTGAAACCCAGCTCCAAGATACCCGAGCATGCGCTGCAGTCCATCAAGAAGATCAGCGTGAAGACGGACAAGGACGGCAACAACACGCTGGACATTGAGCTGTATGACAAGGTGGGTGTGCTGCGTCTGCTGGCCAAGGCTAGTGGCTTGCTGGACAACCCAGATGATGGCAATGACAAACCGAGCGTGATTGATGTGAATGTCATCTCGCCGGACCAAGCAAGGGGTGGGGAATGAGCTTTCAAACAATCAAGAGCACCTATGAGTGTGCGCTGAAGAATGAACGGCATGACACGGTTGCTGAGACACGCTACTGGTGTGGCCAGTACAAACTGATGGCGAAGTGGGCGATTGAAGAGCTTGAACGAAAAGCCATCGCAGAGGCAGAGAAGCAAGAGCCTGAGGGTGATCTACTTGATGATGCTCGGGCAGTCTTGGAAATCATCGTGCATGACCAGCCCGTTGATACCTTCCGCGATGCTCGCGCCTTGATACCAAAGCTCAGAGAACGGCTTGGCTTGCCACCCATAATCAATTTCAACCACCCACAACCAAAGCGTGAGCCGCTGGCCTGCGTCATTGACGGCAAGCTGATGGCGTACAAGAACGGGCCTTTGCCTGATAACTGTCTGCTGTATGACCAAGCGCTCTGACAACCCGCTGTCGCCGTTCAACCCTGCGTACAAGTCACCGATTGACTGGACTGAGCTGAACAAGGCTGCGACATACAGCAAGTCGCAGAGCAAGGTGGTCAACGACATGCGTGGCAAGGGCCGTGAAATATCGCTTGGCGTGCCGGTCAGCGAGAAGTCAGCGCTGTTGGCTGGCGACCCCAGGCGTTTCCATGTTGATGACCTGATGAAAATCTTAACTGCAAAGAAAGACAAAAATGGCAAGAACAAAAGAACAAAGTGACAAGGCCATTGCGCCAACCGGTCTGAAGCTCGACTTCAGCAAGTCTCCGGTGATCTACGACTTCATTCAGTCCAATGCCTTCGTGCAGGGCTTGATGGGTCCGGTGGGGTCGGGCAAGTCATACGGGTGCTGCGGCAAGATTTTCATCAAGGCTGTCCAGCAAAAGCCTTCCCCGATTGACAACATCAGATACAGCCGCTGGGCCGTGGTGCGCAACAGCTACCCAATGCTGAAGACCACCACCATCAAGACCTGGCTGGACTTATTCCCTGAGTCAACCTTCGGCCCGATGCTGTGGACGCCTCCGATCACCCACCACATCCGACTGCCAGAGCGCGACGGTGCGCCTGGCCTTGACCTTGAGGTGATCTTCTTAGCCCTTGATCAACCAAAAGATGTGCGCAAACTGCTGTCGCTTGAGCTTTCAGGCGCGTGGGTCAACGAGGCGCGGGAGCTGCCCAAGGCTGTGATCGACGGCCTGACCCACCGCGTTGGCCGATACCCAACAAAGCGCGATGGCGGCGCGACTTGGCACGGTATTCTGATGGACACCAACCCCATGGACGATGACCACTGGTGGCACAACATGGCTGAGAAGGAAAAGATGACCGGCAAGTACGCTTGGAAGTTTTGGAAGCAGCCTGGCGGTGTGGTGGCCGTGGACACCGATGACTTGCCTGACATGCCAGAGGCCAACGACCACATTTTCAGCGCAGGCAAGTGGTGGAAGATCAACGACAAGGCTGAGAATTTGAACAACTTGCCGGCTGGCTACTACCCGCAGATGCTGCTTGGCAAGAATTTGGACTGGATTCGCTGCTATGCGGGTGGCGAATACACCTATGTGCAAGAGGGCAGACCCGTCTGGCCAGAATATGACGACTCGACCATGTCTGGCGACACTGTTGTTGACCCGACCGTGCCAATTCAGATCGGTCTTGACTTCGGTTTGACGCCTGCGGCCACCATTGGCCAGCGCATGCCAAGTGGCCAGTGGCAAATTCACCAGGAAATTGTGACATTTGACATGGGCCTTGAGCGTTTTGGCATGCAGCTGCTGGCCGAGTTGAATCAGCGCTACCCAAATCACCAGGTTTTGGTGTGGGGTGACCCCGCTGGCCAGGCGCGTGACGCCATTTATGAGGTGACAGCCTTTGAATTCCTGCGAACACTGGGCCTGCGTGCGCAGCCGACCGCGAGCAACGACTTCAAAGTGCGTCGCGAGGCGTCTGCAGCCCCCATGCAGCGGCTGATTAAGGGCCAGCCAGGGCTGATTGTCAATCGCGAGTGCAAACTGCTGCGCAAAGCGCTGGGTGGTGGGTATCACTTCAAGCGTGTGGCGGTCGGTGCTGGCCAAGAACGCTTCAGAGATGCGCCAAACAAGAACGAACACTCACACATTGGTGACTCATTTGGGTACTTGATGCTGGGCGGTGGTGAATACAACCGCATGACCCGCACCCACCAGCTCGGTGGCCGGCCAATGCAGCAAACCGTGGCCAGCCTTGACTTTGATGTGTTTGGTTGATGTATATCTTGCGTATATCAGACCATTGCGAGTTGTACAGAATCCAATAGAATCGGTTGGAATTGAACTGCTGGGGTGCTAAATGAAACAAACTGTGAAGAACCGTGAAAAGCGTGCGTTGTTGAAAGAGGCCGCAGAGGATGGCCGTGGCAATGACAGCATGGTGGCGCATGTGGCCAAGGGTGAGATCGTGATCCCCGTGGAATTGGCGCGTCACCCAGAGATGCGCAAGGTGATCGCGCAGGGTTTTGAGGCGCTTGGCACGACCATCGACCACTACACGGTTGGCCATGAGAAAAACAGCAAAAACCCAGAGACTGGCGAGGCTGAATTCTTATCGCTCAAGAGCTTTGCTGGCACGATCATTGGTGCAGGTATTGGTTATGTTGCAAGCGGTGGCAGTCCTGCTGGCGCAATTCAAGGCGCAAAGATCGGCGCTGGTGTTGATGTAACACGCGCTTCTATTGACAACGCAAAGCTCGCACGCGAGCAGGCTGCACAAGCCCAAGCGACGGCCATTGAAGAAGCACGCAAAGCCCGTGAGCAAGCTGCATCTGAAGCGCAGAAAAACCGTGAGGCCACAGCGCTTGAGGCGCAAAAGGCACGCGAGTTGCAGTCATCAGCGCTTGAGCAACAGAAAGCCGACGCAGCTGCACGCCTTGAGCAGACCAAACTCAGCGCCGAGCAGCAAGCCAAGCTGATGCAAGACCTGACAGCACAGCAGAGATCGGCTGCTGATCTGGCGCAAGCCCAACTTGCGCAGCAGCAAAAACAGTACGAAGAGCAAAAGCTGACCATGGAGAAGCAGGCCAGCGAACAAGCCGCAGCGCTTGATGAAGAGCGCCGCAAAGTGGCACAGCGCGAGTCTGCGCAGATGACTGCACGCCGTCGCAGTGGCCGTCGCTCGCTGTTGTCTGAAGCTCGACTCAACCCAGAGCTTGGTATCACTCAACAAGAGCAGCAAAAAACCCTGCTTGGAGCGTAAGCCATGGCCGTCGCAACCGTATCGCAAGAGCAATACAACGAGATGGTGGCCAAGGGCCAGCCAATTCCCATTGGCTTGCAAGTTGCCGGTGGTGCACCAGCCGCGCCAGCTGCAGCTGCGGCAAAGGTTGACCCCAACACCGTTGATCCGGTCTACAAAAACGCTGTGATCGCCATGCAAGGCGCTGGCATTGCTGACGCTGAGATTACCAAGTTCTTGGAAGAGCAGAGCACCGCTGCAGCGCAGGCCGAGGCAGCGCGCTTGGCTGATGAGCAGGCGTTCTCAAGGGCGCAAGCAGAGCTTGACGCGCTGGCACAGCAAGAGCGTGATGTGATTTTGAAGCAGCAGGCCGACTACGAGGCCATGCAAAAGCGCATGCAAGAAGAAGCCGCAGCCATGGCGGTGCAGGCCAAGGCAGAGCAAGAGCGATTGGCCGCTGAGAAGAAGGCATTTGAAGAGAGAGCCGCTGCCCAAGCCGAGAAGACACGCACTGAGACTGAGGGTTTTCAGCGCACCGGTGCTGAGAGAGAAGTCGCACGCAAGAAGGCTGCACGCAGCACTGTGGCCAGGCCACTGCTGGCCGCTGCAACAGCATCGGGTGGACCACAAACGCTTGGCTATGGCGGTGGCATGAGCGCTGGCGGCTCGCTTGGCACAACACAAACACTGGGAGTTGGATGATGAAGACAGACAAAGTTGAAAAAGTGATGAGCGAGTACAAAGCAGGAAAGCTCAAGTCAAGCTCTGGCCAAAAGGTTACGAGCCGCAAACAAGCAATCGCAATCGGTTTGTCTGAGCAGCGCTCTGCACGCAAAGACGGATTGATGAAAGAAGCAAAGGTCTGACCATGGCAACCAAAGGAATGCTCGAAAATGTCGAGCTTGAAGATGATGCCGAAGAGATGATGCCAGAGGACACATGCCCAGAGGTGTTGCGCAACAAGCAGATGAGCATTCGCAATCACCGCGTCTGCATCGTCAAAGCAAACCTGGGTCCGGCAAATCCACGCGCACCAGAGATGTTTTTCTGGTTGAAGAAGACTGCGGTGTGGAATGTCAGCGAATATGCAGCACGCGAAATGCTGTGCGGCAACTGTGGCCACTATGTCAAAACAAAATTCATTGACGACTGCATGAAGAAGTATGAGCAAGTGACACCGCCAGAGGTGGACCCTTCATGGGTTGACACCGGTGATGGCGGTGGCTATTGCACCGAGTGGGATATTCCATGCACGGCTTCGCGCACATGCGACACATGGGAACCAGGTGGCCCGATTACAGATGCAAAGGAAAAAGAAAATGGCGACGACTAAACCAACCGGTGGCATGCGCTTAACTGTTGAGCAAATCATCAAGCGTCAAGACCTGGCGCAGAAAAAGAAAGACGAATTTCAACAGCTCTACCAAGATGCCTATGAGTTCGCCCTGCCACAGCGCCAGCTGTATGGCATCTGGGAAGGTGGCAGCACAGGCAGCAAGAAGATGCAGCGCGTCTTTGACTCGACCGCCATCAACTCAACCCAGCGTTTTGCCAACCGCTTGCAGTCTGTTGTATTTCCACCACAACGCAAGTGGTGTCGCCTTGATGCTGGCTTGGACATCCCGTTTGAGCGACGCCCACAGGCGCAGGCCATTCTTGATTTGTATGGCGAGAAGATGTTTGCGACGCTGCGCCAGTCAAACTTTGACATCGCCATGGGTGAGTTCTTGCTCGACCTGGCTGTTGGCACTGCAGCGATGATGGTGCAGCCAGGGGACGATGTCAGCCCGATCAACTTCATTCCCGTGCCGCTGTTTTTGGTGAGCTATGAAGAGGGCGCGAATGGCCAAGTGGACAATGTCTACCGTCGCCTGCGCATGAAGGGTGAGAGCATTCAGCGCCAGTGGCCAGACGCCAACATTGGCCCTGAGCTTGCGCGCAAGATCGCAGACAAGCCGACCGAAGACATCGAGCTGCTTGAGGCTACCGTGTACGACCACAAGCGTGGTGACTATTGCTACCATGTGATTCACAAAGAATCCAAGTCTGAGCTGGTTTACCGTCGCAAGAAGTACAGCCCTTGGGTGATTTCGCGCTACATGAAAGTGGCCGGCGAGATTTATGGCCGTGGTCCATTGATGACTGCGTTGCCAGACATCAAGACACTCAACAAGACCATCGAGCTGCTGCTCAAGAACGCATCGCTGGCTGTGTCTGGCGTGTACACCGCAGCCGACGACGGTGTGCTCAACCCCAACACAGTGAAGCTGACACCTGGCGCGATCATCCCCGTCGCTCGCAACGGTGGACCGCAAGGCCCAGCGCTGTCGCCGCTGCCACGCTCTGGTGACTTCAATGTGACCCAGTTGGTGATCAATGATTTGCGCGCCAATGTCAAGCGCATCTTGCTCGACGAGTCATTGCCGCCAGACAACATGAGCGCACGCAGCGCGACCGAGATTGTCGAACGCATGAAAGAGCTGTCGCAAAACCTTGGCTCTGCCTTCGGTCGCTTGATCAATGAAACCATGATCCCATTGGTGGCCAAAATCATGGAAGTCATGGACGAGCGCGGTTTGATCGACATGCCTTTGCGCGTCAACGGCCTTGAGGTCAAAGTCACACCGCAGTCGCCATTGGCCAACGCGCAAGCGATGGACGAGATCAACGCTGTGCTGCAGTTTGCTCAGATGACCCAGACCATGGGGCCAGAGGGCATGGTGGCCGTTAAGTTTGGCGACACCATTGACTACCTGGGAGAGAAGCTGGGCGTGCCTGCAGCGCTGCGCAATACCGCAGCCGAGCGTGCATTCCAGCTTGAGCAGCAACAGCGCCAGCAAGTTGAGGCGCAAGCTGCCCAGATGCAGATGGACCAAGCTCAACAAGGAGCACCCGCATGAGCTGGGACGAGCTTGAAGCGATTGGTGTAAACCCTGATGATGTCAGAGATGTGAAGCAGCAGCGCGAAGATTTGGCGCGTCTGACGCTTCGCGTCTTTGCAAGTGAAGATGGCAAGAAGCTGCTTGAGTGGCTGAAGGCTGTCTATGTGGATGTGCCTATCGCAGTGCCAGGCGCAGACCCGTCCCATGCCTTCTATGCTGAAGGGCAGCGAAGTGTGGTGCGGGACATTGAGGCACGCATCAACCTAGCAAGGAACCTATGACCGACCAAGCAACCGTCGAGCCCGCAGCAAGCGGCCTACTTGACAATGTGCAAGTGGAAGACAAATCACAAGCAGCAAACCCCCAGGCAGCAGACATCAGCCACAAAGCCGATGGCCAAGCTGTTGACACCGGTGCGCCCAAGGCCAAGCCTGAATATTTGCCAAACAACTTTTGGGACTCAGAGAAGGGCGAAGCCAACTATGAGGCCATGGCCAAGTCGTGGACCGACCTGCGCAAGACCATCTCGCAGGGCAAGCACAAAGCCCCTGAAGACGGTGAATATGACACCAGCGTGCTGGCCGAAGGCGTTGACGCATCTGCGCTGACCGACTACGCAAAGAAGTGGGGCTTGAGCCAGGCTGCCTTTGAAGAGTTGGCATCGCAGACCAATCAGCTCGCAGAGCAGGCAGCTGGCCCAGCCATTGACTCGGCAGCCGAGATGAAGCAGCTTGGACCCAATGCCAGCGCCATTCTTGAGGGCATGGTCAACTGGGGCCGTGGTCTGGTGAACAAGGGCGTTTGGTCAGCCGATGACTTTGAAGAGTTCAAGATCATGGGCGGCACAGCTCGCGGCATCAACGCTTTGATGAAAATTCGTGAGGCGTATGAGGGCCGTGTGCCGGTTGACTCGATTCAAATGGAAGGCGCACCAAGCAAAGATGATTTGTATGCCATGGTGCAAGACCCCAAGTACAAGACCGACGCGGCATACCGTCAAAAGGTCGAGCGCTTATTCCAGCAAACAATTCGCTGAGATTTGCCAGGAGCCATTGACCCGCCATTGTGCGGGTCTTTTTTTTGTCTATTTTCCAAACGGTGCTTGCACTGTTGTAAAAAAACCATACAATTTGGCCAAGGCCCACCGAGCAATCGACCCTTGCCGCAGCGGATGCTGACGAGTGGCTGGCGCAAGCAGCAAGCAACGGCCCTGAGTTCTCAGGCTAACCAGAGCGCTAAACCCTGATCAACAAACTCAATGAGGTATCAAAATGAGCGTTTCTCTTTCTAACGCCTTTGTGACACTCTTTGACGCTGAAGTGAAACAAGCCTACCAGGGCAAAGCAATGCTGGTTGGTGCTGTTCGTCAGCGTCGTGGTGTCGAAGGTTCTACCGTTAAATTCCCTAAAGTCGGTTCTGGTGTTGCCACTCCCCGTGTGCCACAAACTGATGTCACTCCCATCAACGCTTCTTTCAGCCAAGTCACTTTGACTTTGGGTGACTGGAACGCTGCTGAGTACAGCGACATCTTCAACCAAGCCAAGGTCAACTTTGACGAGCGCCAAGAATTGGTGCAGGTTGTGGCAGCTGCCATGGGCCGTCGTCAAGACCAAATGATCATCGACGCTTTGACCGCATCAAGCACCAGCTTGACCGTGAGCAACGACATCGGTGGCGCTGACACCAACTTGAATGTGGCCAAGCTCCGCGAAGCCAAGCGCTTGTTGGACAAAAACAATGTGGACCCAGGTGATCGTCACATCGTCATCCACGCCAACAGCTTGGCCAGCTTGCTGTCCGAGACTGCTGTGACTTCTTCTGACTTCAACAGCGTCAAGGCTTTGGTGCAAGGCGACATCAACACCTTCTTGGGCTTCACTTTCCATGTGATGGGTGATCGCTCTGAAGGTGGTTTGGCCATCGACGGTAGCAACGACCGCACTGTGTGGGCTTTCCACAAGACTGCTGTTGGCTACGGTGAAGGCATCGGCATGCGCACCGAAATCAACTACATCCCCGAGAAGACCAGCTGGTTGGTTAACGAAGTCTTCAGCGCTGGCGCTATCGCCATCGACGCTGCTGGTATCGTTCAAATCACCTGCCGCGAATCTTGATCTAATCTTTAAGGAGTAAGCATCATGGCTTTCGCAATGTCTGGTTTGACCGCCATTGGTCAATCAAAGCGCGGCAACGCACCTGGCTTGTTTTTGTACAAAACAGCCGACACTCAAGCAACAGTGAACACTGCCGGTTACTTCAACAGCATCGCTTCGTTGTTGACCGTTGGTGACATCATTTTTGTGTACGACTCCACCACTCCCAGTTTGGTGCTCACTTATGTGAACGCTGTTTCTGGTGCTGGCGTGGTTGACATCGCTGACGGCACAACCGTAAGCGCAACAGACACCGACTAATCATCGGCTTGTCTGAAGGCGGGCCAGCTTTCGGGGGTTCTCGGGGGCTGGCCCTTCTCACTTTGAGGGGTTCACATGGCTGCAGGCGATACCGGAATTTCAATCTGCTCAGACGCTTTGATCATGCTGGGGTCGAAGGCGATCTCATCATTCAATGACGGCACTGACGAGTCAAGCACTTGTGACCGACTCTATCCAGACATCAGAGACTCTGCGTTGGTCATGTACCCGTGGAGTTTTGCTACAAAGAAAATCAAGCTCGCACGCTTGGTGACCACACCGACAAGCGTGTGGCGATACGAATACCAACTCCCAGGTGACAAACTCAACAACCCCCGCGCTGTGTATGCGTCGGCAAATGTTGGTGAGCACCCGCACAAAGACTGGGACATACAAGGCGAC